ATGGAGCTCTTTTCAATTAGAATACAGCGCACTTTTCAATTAGTATCTACACCTTTCGACTGCGATCCAAATTTAATAGACTTCTCTAAAGTACCTTCTGAAAGGTGTAAAACATGGACATCGGATATTATTGAATCGCTTGCATTTGACCAATATAGAAGGAATCGGGAGGACGTCTGGGTATGCTGCTTGTCAAAAGTCTTTGATTCGTTATTGATGTGGGCCTATTATAATAATCATAGAGGAGTTTGTATTGGCTTGAATATGGAGAAAGTGGCTAAATATTTCGATGCATCACTTGGACTGATAGTTGATAAACATGCTCATGAAGTCCAATATCGTGATATTATTGAAAAACCGGATTACTTCCAAAACGAAGAAGATTTCTTTCATTATCAAATGTGTACAAAAGCTAAAGTCTGGGAACATGAACAAGAAGCACGTATGTTTATTTTCAAGCCTTTTCCATGGATTATGTTACCTGACTCAAATAATAAAAGTGATCTAATAGACAGAAAAGAGGTAAGAGCTTTTCCTAGAATTGGAGGAGAATGTTTTGAATCCATATATTTAGGGGTAAACATTAACGAAAAAGAAAGTGGGTTAATCAAGATTGCTAAAAAACTAAATCCTGATATAAAAGTGTACCAAATGAAAAAAAATACGAATGCCTTTAAATTAGATGCAATCCATATAAATGATGAATAATAAGTATAGTTTTCCACTTTTTGTCGTTTAAGTTGTTACCAACGGATCAACAAGATTTAATCTGCTGGTCCGTTGGTATATTTTTCAGGTCTGGCCGACAATAACGCTAACGATAACTATAATACGTAAGGGCTGATCTTGGTGTAGGTCAGCCCTTATGCTTAAAACCATTCCGCATCCGGATGCACTTCAACGGACAGATGGATCATTATTCTGATGATTAGTTCTCGTATCATAAGTATATGTTTTATTCCGTAATGTCTGAAACCCCATACGGGTTATCCAATGCGGCAATCACACACTTTTGAGCGATATTAGCTCTTCTGTCAGTAACCGCTATGATTCTGTAATTCGTTTTGTCTTCCTTAGTCGTCCGGTATGTATTTCCTAAGAAGTTTAAGTGACTAAGTTTATAACCAATCATCTGCCATAAGGCTCCTCCTACAAGATATCTTCCGATCCCTTCTGTCATGTGCAGACAGTCCCTGCTCAAATCTGTACCATAATGCCAGTTCATGAAGTTATTATCCTTACCGGCCATGAATGGATAATCTACCGCAGCCTGATTCAAGTCAGTCATTGATTCAGCCTCTTCTATGGTTGGGACTACGGTTGTAACAGGAGTGCCCGTTTCCGGATTGGATTGAGACACAACTCCCTGTATGGTCGTATCGGCCCTTAAAGACGTGCCTCTGGCATTTTGTACGGCTGTTCCGGAAGGGATGACGAATTTTACTTCCGGGCAATGTTGCAATACCTTTTGAGCCAAGCGACACAATTCCGTATACATACCCAGCTGCCTCTGCTTTTGATTAATACCGAAACTCAGCCACTTGTCCTTCGATCCTTGCGATGATGAGAGCGTATGATATACGCTGTACGCCCATGTCATGTTAAAACAGATTACAGGATGCGAGAACAGGCAACATCTATCAATGATGTCAGCAAACAGACTCACATAGTTCTTGGTAATATTCCCTTTCTCGTCCTGATCCCAATAGGTTGACTCATCTGCGGATTGATATGCTCCGTTTTGGATTATCACAAAATCCCACGCTTCGTCGGACAAAGCCTCTTTTACCGTACTGGTGCCATTCTCCCAGACAGTGGCATTCAACCCCCACTTATAGTAGGATATTTTGCGGTCGGACTCATAAAATGTTATATAATCCTTAATACCAGAAGCGCCAACATAAAGGTTGCCGATAACAATATTAAAATTATAACTGTGCGCTATATCTCCAACGTAATTAATCGTGTCAACTCCAAAGGAAGAACCGATGAAAAGTATTTTAAGAGAATGATAAAAATCAGTGATTTTTACATCATTAATATGTTTGTGAATAGACTCATCTACATCACTGATTTTTTCGTCAAAGCCTTTAACCCGAAATCCTTTGAAAAAGTAACCGGTAATCTTTTCAACGGCCGACGAAGTTCCAAAAAATGCCATCTGCGTCGCATCCTCATTGAGCTTGTAATAAGTACCGCTGTCCTGATAGGAGATGATGGATGATGTATTAGTCGAGTTTTTGAACTTCATATTCAGTCCGAGACTGTTGGCTTTCACTTGTTTTCCAGTCTTGTCATATACAGAAACCAAGTCACCGGCTTTCAAGTTTATGTCATATATTTCTTTCGTTCGCAAATATCCCTCCATCGAATCTGCTTTCAGATTTTTCCCTTCACCTGTCCAGCGTCCGGTAACCAGATCATTCTCATTAATATATATGCGTCCAATATTGCCACCATTAACCGATTCGTCAAGATTGGATATATGTTCTATATTGTCAGCCGTAGATCGTTCCAAAGATTCCACATTTTCTGTCAGCTCACTGATTTTATCCCCGGCTCCTTTCACATAAGCTCCCTTAATTACAAACCCGTTCAAAGACTCTATACCGGATGATGCAACAGTCATATAAATCTCAACAGCATCAGTATTCCCAATCTGGATACCATTACCGGATTCATACCATCTCCATTCTACCTTGTTTTTTGCGGAATCTCTGAACTTGAATGTAATACCATAACCATTCATTTTCACTTGTTTTCCGGAGGCTTCATACATTGTTAAAACTGCGCCTCTTTTAATAAGAGTACTCACCTCAGTATTACGTTTATAAGAAGAGTTATCATTATGAGTCAATGATGATCCTTCTCCCGTCCACTGGCCTGTTACCCACGATTGGATATTAAGCTTGATATATCCGGTATCACCACCATTCAAGGAACTTTCCAATTCAGCTATTTCCGCTGTCAGGCTCTTGCGTGTTTGGGGATTGACCACCGCATCATAGATGGTAGCTGGGAATATGGTTTGTCCGCCCTTCGTCAGTTTATGCATTTTTGCCATAATATCTCCTGTTTTTAGCCTAAGTTCCGCCGGAACTTGGATGATAAGCTGAATATCAATTGATAATATCATTTTATTGAATAGTGGTAGATATTCAGTAGAAATAAGTGTTTGTATGTTAATATTTCTACTAGATTTCTACTATTGGGTTTAGCAGAAAGCTTTATAATTAATTTTTCTTGTCTTTTTTATTGTCATATCGTGGCAATGGATTTAAGTAATTCTGCAACAATGACGCAAGTAAATAGACATATCTTTGGAACAATATATTTTATAATCAAGACAAAGTAATGAAAGACGTAATTTACAATTTTATCAACGAGCACATGATGATACACATTGTACTGATAGCCTTGTGTATCGCAGCCACTATCGGCGCAATGTTCGTGGATCTGGTCTCAGGAATAATGAAGGCCAAACAACGCGGGGAGGCAAGAACATCCACGGGGTATAAGAAAACAGCCATCAAGGCGAAGAAGTATTTCACTCCATTTATAGAGTTGTGCTTCATTGATCTGTTATGCTGTGTGGTTATCCCCTTTCCTGTTTTTTCAATGATTTGGACGGGTTACTGCATTTTCTGTGAGTTTAAATCAGTTCGTGAAAAATCATGGGAGAAAGCGGAGTTGCGCAAAGCAGAAAAGACAATGAGTGTGATCATCGAGAACAAGGATGATATTGCCAGGATGGTGGCTCAGATACTGTTTGATGAGGGACAGGGGGCAATCAGTAGGAATAATGAAAAACCGGCCTCGCCAGACCGGTAAACTCAGTTCTATTACATGAAAAAAACATGCTATGTTTTTGTGCAAATATAGCTATATTCTTTTTATGAAAAAACAAAAAGGAGGATAAGAAATGAAGTTTTTTACGATTGCGGAACTCTGCAAGTCAACAACTGCTGACCGCTTGGGTATCAACAACAGATGCAGACAGGAGCATGTGACTGCTCTGACTGCCTTGGTGGACAACGTACTGGACCCGTTACGCACATGGTGGGGAAAGCCTATAACAGTAAACAGTGGCTATCGCTGTCCGGAACTTAATGCAGCTGTCAAGGGAAGCAAGACCTCGCAGCACATGAAGGGGGAAGCTGCTGATATTGACACTGGAGACAGACAGCAAAACAAGCTGTTATTTGAATATATCCGCAAGAACCTGCCCTATGATCAATTGATTGACGAGTCCAACTTCGCTTGGGTGCACGTCAGTTATCGGGCTGACGGAAATAACAGGATGCAAGTTTTGAAACTCTAAAAACTGCAACTATGGAAAAAAAACCAGGATTTTTTGTGAAAGATACTGATAACTTGCGTGCCAGACTCATTATCACGAGTGAAACGGTTAAAAACTCTCGCCTTGAATGGGCATGGAGAATTGGAATTACTGTCGCTGTGGCCGCTTCAATCATCATGCAGATTTTATGATGTGGTTATATAATAAGGTTATGAACTGGGTAAGCCGACATATATTGCTGGCTCCTTTCATGTGTTTGTTCCTGTTGTTCGGATCATGTGGCAGCTCGCATAAATCTGTCAAGTCAGACACTAAGATTATACAGAAAGATAGTACACGTGAATCTGTCAACATCGTACACGGATCAACCGCTTCTTTGAGCGAACTCATTACCACTAATGGCAACTATGTAATTGATTTCCGTATCTATGATACAAGAAAACCGTCTGACAGCCTGACCGGGAAACCTCCGTTATTGGCAGACGGTCATGTGGAAGGTGATTTCAGCAAGAATAAAAGGAAGGAAACTGCAATCAAAGACAGTACGGAAGTGAAAGCTGACAAGGAAACCACTTCCAATACCCGTGAAGAAAACCGGTCAGAAACCATAAAAGAGAAAAAAGAATCCACGCTACCTGAACAAATCGGTTTTGCCTGTGTTTGTGTAACCGTTTTGATTGTCGTTATGCTGATAGTAAAGCATTGGCACAACAGACAATCTTCATCATAAGACTTTAAATTTATAAATTGAAATGCCTCGGCTCGTGATGAGTCGGGGCTATTTTTTGTTATCTTTGCCGGAACTAACATTAACTTATGTATTATGGCTGAAAAAAAAGAATCTTATTCCGAAGAGGAATTGAATGAAATGATCGTATGGTTCAACAACCATGCTGATGAACTTCCCAAAGAAATGCAGATTAACAAAGCAGCTTTCACACCAAATTTGAAACTTACTGTTGAAAGTTGTATCATGCAGGCTAAGCAATGTCTGGGCAACTATAAGATGGCCGGGGCTTTCCGAATGCTCCAACAAATCAGAGAGAACCTTGAAAAGGCGGCCCAATAAGCTGCCTTTTCAATATCCTTCTGGAAACTTTCTTTACTTTACTTCAAAACACACCGATACTTCACTAAGTTTGCCCTTATGCAGTTGATAAACATAACATTCTACCATATTCCCTTTAAACTCTTGAAGTTTACTGTTTAAATACTCCTTTATTTTATTTTTACAGTTAAAATACATATTCCATTCTTTTAAAATCGGTTCATCTGGACCACTCCATACTTCTAACGTACATGGACAATTCTTTATAATTCTACTCATTATGAAATTGTTTATATAGATGCGACATTGCTTCTACATAATATAACCTCAAAGGTGTCATACAATTTATAGACATTATACTAAACAATAAACAAAGATTTCCGATATAAAAAAGTGAGGGGAACCACCCCCTCACCAAAGTCAAACCAAGCACTAAGAATTATGTTCTACATACTTGTGACTGCAAAGATATGAATTTTTTCGGCATTATCCAATAAAAAGAAATCCCCATGGCAGCTCAACCATGGGGATCAGGTGTCATAAGAAACAGCCATTAACCAGTAATGGACAGTGAGCCTATTTTTTCTCCTATTTCTTTCAGTGCACGGTTGAAGATACCTATTTCCTCATGATTCAGCGTATAGACCTTTCCTCGCACCTTATATCCATTTATGCGCTGATACAGCCAAGATGCACTCTTTCCAAAGTAGTTTCTAGCAATATAAGCCAAAGGCAATATCTCAACAGCCTCTTTTAGCTGTTCCCTGATTCTTAATTCCCGTTCTATGACATCCATACTGTTACTGATATCCTCCAGTCCCTGCATCATAAAGTTACTGAAGATGGTTTTCTCTTCATCCGTCAACTTCATTGCCTTTATTTCCGCAGACAAGGAATCGAATCTGGCCTTGCTTTCTTCGTCCGTTTTCCCTATATAGGTTTTCAGTTCTGCTAATTTTTCCTGTAAATTATCCATATCGTATAGTTTCAAAACCCCTCCCAAGAGGGGCTTTTTGTTAATCTTTCATCTTCAATAGATTGCCCAGCCTGTCGAGCAAAATGTTCATCTGTCGTTCATACTCTCCAGAAGTTGGAGCAATCACCGTTTTCAAACTTTCATAATCTGAAATCATTTTTTTAACTTTCTCAATTTCCTGCTTTAGCTCTTCATCTGTCATTGATTTGTGTTTAATGGTTAATACTCTGTTTCTTTATGACGATACAAATTTACATAATAAAAATATTATGTGCAAACTTTTAAAGAAATTATTCTGCCTTTTATCATATTTATTTCAGATTGTCCAAAATCATCCTGATAGCTTTGTCCGCGTGTACTTTCATTATAGACACATAATTGAATATCGGGCGGTCTTCCTTCATGCTTTGCCCTATGCAATACTCCAATGTGCTCAAGGGGATTCCCAAGTCGAAGCCGTGCTGGACAAAACTTTTCCTTGCAGAGTACAATGTAAAATCATGCCTTATACCTACTTCAAGAGCCAGGTTCTTCATTTTCCTTGTCAGAGTATTATAACAGCTCACATAAGTTCTGTATTTGCCGAAAACAAGTTTCCCAGTCTTTTTATCCATATACTTCATGATAAGAGGCATAGCTTCATCGGGAATTGTGAAACACACCATGGAATTTCCCTCTTTGGTGTTTCTGGTCTTTCTCCTTATATAGTTCACCTCGTCAGTATTCTTGAAATTATAATCCAGCATGTCAACCAGATTCATACCCGCAAGATAGTATGTCAGCATGAAGATATCACGCACTATCATCATGTTATGTTTCTTCACATCAAGATCTCGTAACCTTTTCAACTGCTCCACGGTGATGAAGGTTTCACGTTTTCTGGATGACGGTACTTTTGCGGTGACGAACGGATCAACCTTGAAATTGACATATTGCATCTTCTTCGCATAATTGATGAGTACCTTAAGCAAAGTGATATAGATGTTGATTGTCGTATTTGACAGACGTTGTTTTTTGAGAGCGCTTATATAACCATTAATTCGGATTGGAGTGATATGCTCCATAGGCGCCCCGGTTCCTGTGAACTGGATGAACTTGTTCGCTGCCAGCCTGTAGAGTTTATATGTCTTGCCTCTGTCCTCTTCATCTATCTGTGAAAGGTATTCATCCACCACCTCTTCAAATGTATGGCATTTGTCCCTGCCATTGTCTGTAATGAGCCTGACAAGCTGGGAACATGTCAGGCAATTGGAGAATTCCAGTTCCATATACCTCTCAAAATATTTATCACATATTTTTTTAAGCCGGAGATTCAGGATATCCTTGTCTGGGCGTTTCACTACCCTACCCTCTTTAAATTCACTAATCGAATCAATGATTATATCAGTGGGGATATATCTGGTTTGTCCATTGTGGGAAACCATCACTCTCACCTTATGTTTTCCTCCTGTTAATACTTTTGCAGGAACGATTACCAATGAAAAATTTGCCAT